AAAGTAACAGAGTTAACTGCTGAGCCTGTAACTGTGTAATTAGCCAAAGCAATATAAGTAGCAGTAGGCACTATGAACCCCTCAATCCGTAAAGGCTAAAGCGTGAGCCAGCAATGTAGTTATTACCCGCTGGAAGAATTGTCCAAGAGGTCACACTTGCAGTGCTTAGCCATAATCCCGACAAAAGGGTACTGCGGTTAGCACTTGCAGCAGTTCCAGTAAATGCCCTAAATGTTTTGTTTTTTGTAGTTTCAAATGGGTCAAGAAGGTCAATGATTGTTGCAGAAAAAGCATTTGCCGTCATTGAATTTCTAGCTGTCAGTCCAGTTAATGCCCAAGTATTTTCGGTATCTCTACCAGAAGTTACAGTAGAACCATTACCCTGCAAAAAGTGTGCTGTGTAATTTGCCCCAGAATCTGAATTTAGCCTTGAATAAACCCCTGTAAAAGAGTTTGCTGCTTCGTCAGTTCTGCCCAACATTCTTACCTGTAGGTGTTGGTAAGTGTTCGCATAAATACCAAGATTAGAGAATGTTACCGATGCAGCAGTTCCAGCTAAAACTGTCGTTTCAATAAGGTCGTAAGTTCCACCTGCGATTACACCGCCTCCTGCTCCCGCAACAGCAAGAACTCCTAAAGGAATAGGCATTATGCAGTTATCTTTCCAACTACTCGGTATGTGTTAGCTGCAACCTTTTGAACAGTTGCGGCATTGTAGGTCTGGTCAATCTTGAAGGACACGCTTGTTCCGGCGGTTCCGGCTCCTGCCCAGTCGGTGACGCCCGTTCCCGGAGCTATGGTTACGGTTCCGCCAGCGTTGCGCCAAATTGTCAAAGTGTCCCAAGTGTTCAAAATATCAGGGACAGTAATTGTCACAGCAGCAGTGCCATTGACCCAAATTGTTCCGTTGTCAAGAGCCGCGGTTGCGGTCATAGAGGTAGTTGTAGTAGTTCCGCCAAAGGCAACCTGTGAGCCTGCAATTGAGGTCACCGATGCGGGGTAAACCTGCTGCCATACTGACCCGTCATAAACGGTTATGGTATTTGAATCGGTCTGGTATGTGACCATACCTTCGCTAATTACAGAAGTGCCGAGGGCTGAGCCTCTTGCGGCAGTTCCAGCGAAGACCATAACGACCTGGTCTTGAAGGTAATCCTGGACGTTCGCGGCTGTAAGAACCTCTCCCGCGGTGAATACTTTACGGCCTAAACCTGACATTTTGCTCCTAGAAGGCTAACGCGTTGCCTGCGTCTAGCTTACCAAATTGTGCGTCATCCAAGACTAACAGCGCAAAGTCGAGTGTCGAGAACCCAAGGGACATTATGTGGTTGTCAAGGTCAATTGAGTTGTCAATGCGGATAATCTCAGCGTATTTAGAGATGGCGGGCGCTATCCCATTGGGGGTGAACTTTATTTCGACGACATCGCCAATTTCAAGGCCTAGCAAGTCTGACTGCTCTTGGGCTGTTAGCTCGTCTAAAAGTATGTCCACAGACTCAAACCGGTATTCGGGCTGGCTGTATTTATTGGAATAAAACTCCGCAAGTTCTACGACATCTGCGGCATCGTTTATTAGTAGCCCAGTGCGGGTTAGGTTGAAAATGCCGTAAGTGTCAATGGAGTTTAGGTCAAGTGCCGTGGCTTCCGTAAGGGTTACGTCAGAGCCAACCACAACTTCATTGGCAAGCAATTCTGACCCGTATTGGACACGCAAAGACTGATACCTAATACCGCTGCCATCATCAGCCAAAACGACACCGCCAGAAGTAGGCGCTGCAATTCTGTCTCTAAAAATTACATTTCCGGACTTACCAATAAAAAATGCACCTGGCTCACTGCGCTCGACTAAGCGTAGGTAAGTAAGGGCATTTGTATTATCTGGCACGGTATCTGCGCCAAGTTCCATTAGGCCGGTATCAACGTCGCGTAAATCAACCGGCCAATTTATTTCAGGCAGGCTAAGTATTGCGTTTATTCTTTCCCCTGATTTTTGGACAATATTTGTGAAGCTGGCAATTGTTTGTGTTGCAAAGCTACTTGTCGCGTCTGAACATGCTGCGGCTGCCGTGGAATCGCCGTTAGGTTCATAGGAAAGGTTCCAGTCATCGACAAGACCTACAAATTGGACTATGCCGCCAGAGGAAATACGGATTTGGCGCTTGGGCACAATTTGGCCGGCGTAAGGAGAAAGGGCATACTCCGGGTCAAAAGTCCTGTCATTGTTATTGAAAACAATGTTTGCTAAACCTGAATCAAACTGGTCAAGCTGCCTGTTTTTACCTCGCTGAATTGCCACAGACTGCACTAAATCAGTAACGTCAAAAAACAGCGTTCCTGCCAATAGATACTCAGTGTTATTCAACTTGCCCTTTATTGGGTCGTCAAGAATAAAGTAGGGGCCAAGGCCTGACGAAAGTATGTCAAAACCTATCTCAACTTTTTGGACTGGCTGGCTCAATTTGTTGGGCTCACTAGGACTTGACCGCCGGCTGTTACATACTTAGTAATTGTGTTACCCAAAGTCTTGCCAACCATTGCCAAAGACTGAGTTGAATCGGCCTTTACGTTTATGTTTATTGTTGTCCCTACAGCCGCCGCGCCCAAGCCTTGCAACATGCCAAGCTGGCTTCTAAACTCATTGCGGGTTGTAACTGCACTCATCGCCTCCGCTGTCCTTCCGGCTATTGCGGCTTCATTGGCAAACCTATTAGCGGCATTTATGCGCTCTTGCAGGTAAGTAATTACAGCACCTATATCCTTAGCCGAGTCAATAAAAATACCCGTTACATCTCTTAGGCTGCTAGCTGCAACATTGACCCCTTGCATAGCGCCAGTTACTCCACCGCCAGTTGTAGTGCTAGGCGGCTGAGTAATCTTTTCAATTCTTTCCTCGGCTGCCGTCTCGGTTTGTCCGAGTTTCTTTAGAAAATCAGAAACAACCTTGTCGAGCCCACCCAAGTCTCCTTTCATTGAATCAATGTTCTCTTTAAATGTCTCCCTGATTTTTTTTACAGCTTCAATTAGCGCCATGTTTGCGTCGATGACTTCTTGGTTGAAATCGAGCTGTAAAAGTTTTAGCGCCTCAGTAAGTTCAACTTGTGTTTGCGCATAAAGATTTTTTAGCTCCCTTGTCGCCAGGCCTTGCTTTTCATAAATCTCACGAGCAAGAGAATCCATGCCTGTTTCAGCAGTTGCTTCAATGGCTGTAAATAAGCGCTGCAATTCTGCTTGGGTTTGTGGAGTTGATTCGAGTATTGCGGAAGCAAGCTCGTTGCCCGTGTCAGTTCCAGCTTGAACCACCTGCTCAATAAAGGTCTGAGAGAAGCCAGCAGCATTTAGCTTGCCAGCCTTTTCAAGCAATGCCTGTGACTTAGACAATCTTGTCGTTAGCCCTGCGACAAGGTTAGCAACTGACTTAGTTTCCTCTACCTCAAAAATGTCTGTGAGGGATACCCTAACTACAGATTCAAATGCCGTTCTAAGCCTGTTTTGTGATTGTTGCACAATGTCGGCTAGGCGGTTTGCAAAGTCTTTTTCTGTCTTTAGAACAGCCTCCGAATAGCGCTTTTGTGCTGTAGCAATAGTTTTGTTGTATTGCTCTTGCGCATTAGCTAAGTCTTTTTGAGCAGACTTGATAAACTTTTGAACTTTTTCGAAGGCGGACTCTACGCTTGCGCCAAGGCCCCCACCTCCGCCGCCACCGCCACCACCTTCTTCAATTGGCTTGAAAGCGGCAACGAATTTATTGCTTAGGTTTCTAAACCTGTTTAGCTCGCCAGTCGTCCCATTTATTTCATTGCGCAAGCCCTGTAGCTTTATATTGTTGAGGTCGCGTATGTGGTCCGCAGCGACTAATCCCTGTTTTCCAAGGTCACTAACTGCACTCGTGCTGTATTCAAGCCCAGGTATCAAACCTTTGTAAGCCGATGCACCATTAGTTGCAGATGTAACCCAAGCTTCTTCTGTTTTTAGAATTGCAATGCGTTGCTCTTCTAATGCATCATTGGTTTTCTTTGTGTTTTGATAAACCAAATACATGCCGGAAGCGATTAGGGCAATTGCAGCGGCAGCGGCTATAAAGATATTGGCTGCACTTACGCCGTTGAAAAGGGCCATTGCAGCTGTAGCAATTTGAATTGCCCCAGTCAGTGCCCTCATGGTTATTAGGCCAATACCTATGGCAACAAAAAAGTCTTTGATTGTGTCAAAGTTTTTGACAAACCAATCTCCAAAATCAAAAGCTGATTTGAGAACATTGCCAATAGCAGTGCCAAAATCATTTACGGCCTTTTTGCCGTCTGGGCTATTTATCCAATCGCCGAGTTCTTGAAGCTTTGGTAATAAAAAGTCTGCGAATTGCTTTACTAATTGCCCCACTACTGGAAGCAATGCTGTTCCAATTTCAGCCTGTAAGTCAGTAAAGGTTGCAGTCAAAATACGCTGTTGATTAGCCAAAGAATCTGATGTGTTTGCAAAATCGCCAGCGGTTTTATTTGTCGATTCCAAGAGCAACCCATAGCGGGCCTGCACCTTTTGTTGCTCGGTCATTGTTTCGCCGACGGAAATTAGACCAGTTCTAAGCGCGTAAGCCTTTACCTCAGACTCAAGTAAGTTGATACCAAAGCGTTTTAGCGGCTCGGCTTCGCCTGATAGACCCGACTGGAATACCCTAAGAGCTTCGGCTACTTCAATATTGAAGACAGATGCAAAGTCGGCGGCCCTTTGTGTAATGTCTCTAATAAAGCCCGAAACGTCGCCACCTTGCCCTACAACCCTTTCGGCGAAAGCCGAGAACCTAACGGCAGCTTGATTGAATTCAGTTTTTGCCAGGCCAAATGACTTTGCAGAATCCTCTCCAATTTTTAGAATGGATTCAGATGCTTGTCCAAATGCAACATTTACGGCATTGGTAGATTCCTGAAGGCTGCTAGCAGCGGTTATGGATTGTTTGGCGAATAGGGCAACGGCAGCACCGGCAGCGGCAGCGGCAACGCCAACCGCCTTGAAAGCCCGGTCAAAACCAGAGTTAAAATCCTGTATTGCCTTTTGGGCATTTTTGATTCCCTTGTCATCCCAAACGGATTTGAGGACTACATTTACTGCCATCAGCCAAACTTCCTATTCGCTACTTGATAATAAGTCTCAATAACCTTGTCAATACGCCTTTCAAATTGTGGCAAGTCCCTTTCGACTGAGGGCCAAGCAATGCGCGAGGCGCTTCGCTTTAGGACACCAGTTACGGCATTTAGGTTAGCAATAAACTTTTTACCAGCGGCGGCTGGGGTTCTTCTCGCGTATGCCACTAAGTCCCCGCTAGCAGTTCTTCTAATTACAGGGGTAACTCCACTGTTTCTTTTACCCTGACCGACAGAGCGACCAGACCTACCAGCCATATCCGCAATGCTTACGGCGGCTGAGTTTATGCGCACGCTTAGCAGGGAAGTAGTCAAGCTACGCCCACCAGCAGTCAAGCGCGACCTAACCGTAGTTGAATCGGCAGGCTTAGCACCGTGATTCCACGAGGTTTGCCCATAGTGGTCTTGCATACCGCTTAGAGGCTTTATTTGTCTAATTCCAGCTTTGATTGGGCTTTCAGCCTCTTTACCAATTGACTTTATGTCGTTTACAAAAACCTGTCTCAGACCTGGCTGTATTTGCGTCAGTTGGCGCTTCATCTGCCTTATGTCTTTATCGCTCATTGTTGCGATTGGTTTTAGCATGTGAACACCTCTAGTCAATTCTATCTAATAGAAAACCGACCCATTGGGGTCGGTCTCTATTTTTTGTTCATCTCTTGCGCACGCCAGACTAGGTAGCGGCCCATTGTCCAAAGCATTCTCTCATCGAGCTTTAGAAGCTCCAATGGACTGACTTTGTATTCGTAAGCAATGTTTACGAGATACCAGTGAGCTGAGGTGTCGCCTAGCCCTTCGATGCTTTTGGGTCAACTGCTCCAACGGAAGCAACTGTTTCAACCCAAGCGTCAAAGCCTAAGTTCGTTTGCTTCTCTCTGGTTAGTGCTGACCAAGCAAGCCAGAGCAGGTGAGTAACTTTCATCTCCTGCCCTAGCTTGGCGATGCTTAGGTTGTATTCAGCCTCAAACTTGACCATGTCAGCCATAATGACCCTCACGTCTTTTTTAGTTTCGTCGTTGAACTCAACTTCTAATTGCATGCGCATTTAGGTCTCCTTTCTTATTTAGTTATTTAGCTGGTTGCTCTGTTTACTGCGCCAGTAATAGTCCAGGTGAGATTCTGCACGGCGAGGTCGCCGACAGCTCCCGAAACTGGGGACAGGTTGT